GTGTCCGGGCGAGGGCTGGCAGATGATCGCGCGTCAGGGCAAGCGCGGCGTCGCCGGCGAGCGGGGTGAACGAGGATCCAAGGGCGACCCGGGCGCGCCTGGTCCGGGAGCTCCGTCAATTAAAGCCTGGCGTGTCGATCGCCGGCGCTTTGTCGCTACGCCTGTGCTGACCAACGACCAGGAAGGGCCGTCGCTCGAATTGCGCGGCTTGTTCGAAGAGTTTCAAAAGCAAACAGTTTAGGCAGCGCGTCAATGGCTGACAGAGTCATACAAATTCTCACGCCGGCTGCGACTTACGATTTGCTCTCGGTTGATGAGCTGAAACTGAGAGTGGGAATTCCGTCCACCGATACCAGCCAGGACGCAGTGTTGCAGGATTATATCACGCGCTTCTCGGATATGGTTGCGACGACGTGTAATCGCGTGTTTGCCTACGAGAAGGTTGCAGAAATTTGGCAATGCACAAACTACGATGACAGCAACTCGATGAAACGGCTGTTTGTGAGTCATTGGCCGATTGACACGTCGGCCGGCAACGAACCGACGGTCGAAAGCCCGACCGGCTCCGTCCTCGATCCTTCGACCTATGTCGTCGAGACACGATCCGGCAAGATTGAGCTGCTGGGAACAAGCAGTGAGCCGATCACGGTGACGTATTCGGGCGGCTATGTTCTTCCCGATGCCGCGCCGCCGGCGCTGAAGGAAGCGACCGAGCTGATGATCCGCGAAGCGCAGGCGATTTATGCGCGCCTGCAGAGCTCAGGAATTCGCAGCTTGGTGCACAAAGAGGCGAGAGTCATGTTTTACGACCCCTTAGCATTGTTAGCTAAAGGCGGAATTGGCAGCTTTGCGACCACGGCTGCAAACGCGCTGCTGATGCATTACGTCCGGCTCGAAGTCTGATGCTTACCGTCGATATTGACGTTGAGGCGATCGAGAAGCGCATCGACGATATGCTGCACAAGCTTAATCACTTCGGCGCTCAGGATATGCCTGACCAATTGTTCAATTGGGAGGCCGAGGATCTGCATCGCCGCAAGCCGTGGGTATCTAAAAAACCGATGCGCAGTCGGCGCATGCGTCGGGCGATGACGATCATTCGTCCGCATTCCGTTTCTGAAATGAAGCGATCACATGCAGCGCTTATCCGAGCGCATCGCAGGCATCAGCAAGCACGACACTGGTCAACGCGGCCAATCCTGCGTCATGTGCTCTGGGAAAAGCTAAAGAAAGAAATGGAAGCGCTGATGCCGTCGCTGTTGTCGTGGCGGAAGTAAATCTCCGGAAAATAACATGCCTGGGTCCTTCGCGCAGACTGGCGTCAATTTTTCGCTGCTGGTCTACTCCCCGAATTTTGACATGTGGGCTGTGCCGCTGACGGTGAATCCGGTCGCGTCGCAGCCGAGCGCCGGCGCTTATCCTGGCCGCGGCATCTATGATTCTCGCTCGCAGATGATCGTGCTGGACGATAATTCGATTATTCAGACGCAAGACACCATCGTCGATATTCTTGCGGCCGAATTTCCAATTCCGCCGCAGCAGAATGACATCATCACTATTCCGAAGGATTGCAACGGTGCGCTGCTCGGCGATTTCCAGGTCACTAATAGCTGGAATAACGGCGGCGGCGAAATCACGCTCACGCTCCGCAAGATGGTTTGAACATGACTGTGAGTTATGCCGCCGCGCTGAAATCGACGCGCATGCAAGACGTTATTGCTGCGATTGATGTTAATGCGGCACCCGCCACAATGGAAATAGGCACATCAGCAATGGCTGCTGTGCTGGTATCGCTCACGCTGTCTGATCCATCATTCACCGAATCCGGCGGCGTTATCACTATGACTGGGGCGCCGCATTCAGGCACCGCCTCGGCCGCTGGCACGGCGGCTAACGCCCGCATCAAAGACGGCGGCGGCAATATCATCGCTGCCAATCTTACGGTCGGCACATCTGGCGCCGACATCATTCTCAGCAGCACAGCGATTGCGTCCGGCGACACGGTCACGCTGACCAGCGCGACGATCACGCACGCGCCGTAAAAGGCCAGCGCATGGCGACCATCACCGGCACGCTTGCCACTGTCGAGGCAGCCGACGTTGCCGCGATCGACGGCACGGCTGGCGCCTCCGGAGTCAGAGAGCGACAAACGTTCGCGTTTGACGTTCGCGATGCGATGTTCAACGTCGTGACCGCGGATCCGTACTTCGCTGCCTACACCAAGCGGAAAAATAAATGGCTGCCGGTGCAAACAAACTTGGTGCCGTACATCGGCGTCTATCTGATCAATGAGGTGATGACGCCGGACGGCGATGCCAACGCCGGCTTGATCCGCTTCAGTCATACGATGCAGATCGGCTTTTCGGTAGTGCAATCGAATAACGATCCGTTGCTGCTCGAACAGAACATCGATCAGGCGCAGCAAAAGATCATGACGCTGCTGTGGACTGATCTGCACCTGATGAACGTGCTGCAAAACGACACTGCCGGTCACAACAATCCCGAAGACGTCAAGATCGAGAGCGTCACACGCGCAACGCGCCGTCACGTGTTCGGCCAGGCTGCCGGTAATAACGAGTTTCCATTCGTCGAGCTGGAATTCAACGTCAACGCGTTCGCTCGCTCCGAATGGTATCCGGACATCACTGACACGCTCAACGAAATCGACGTAACGGTCGCACCAAACAACGACGACCCAAACGCCAATCCGCTCACCATCAAATACATGTTCGACACTTTGCGTAAAGCTCTCGTCAAAGAGGAGAAAACAAATGGTCCAGGTTTCTACAAAAGTCCAAACGCCGCTGACGCCAACACAGCGCGCGCGCGAAAAAATGGAGCGGCTTCGTAAGCTGCACAGCAAGCCAGGCGTTCGGGTCGAGCCAGCTAACGCCGACATGCGGCGGTTGCTCAAACATCCGCGCGCCGGCGGTTTCCGATCGGAAGGCTCGATGGAATGGCCGGATGACACGTTCACCGGTCGCCGTCTGCGCGATGGCGATATCAAACTCGTCACTGCGGCGAAGCCGACAACGCAGCCGACACACCCAAAGCCACCGCAGTCGTCGAAAGAGCCTGCTCACCCTTCGACGGAATCAATTGAGCAGAAAGACGCCACGCATAAAGGCGAAGGCGGCGACGTCTAATCCTCGATTAAGCGAAGCGCCTTTCTTACAGATCGACCTGTCCTTGCCCGCTCGGCGGGGTCGCTATAGCGGGCGAGGGCGGTAGCTCGCATCTTAGCTTTGGTGTCTTCTGATTTAGGAGCGATGCCGACTTTACCTTTCATCGAGACAGACATCATCTCGCGATATTCTGGGTCGCGCCATCTCACTTTGCCAGCTTTCGAGGCGGCTGTTTTTTGTTCAGGTGTTTTGCGCAAAGCGATCGACATTTTTTCGCGATAGATCGGATCGGCCCAAAGCGATTTCATCATCCTAGTGAAGCGCGCTTTAGTGATCGGGCGATTGTGAAGTGCAGTCATCTGCTCACGAAATTTCGGAGTAGCCCACAAACGATGCATGTCTTTGCTTTGCTTTCCTCTGACGCCATCTTGTTGTGGGCCAAACACGTAATCGCTTCCGCCGAATTTGCCTCCGACGAATTTATTCCATCCGATCTTGAATTTAGGACGCAATGATTTCTCCAATGCCCAACAAGTCGAGCGTGATCCGCGAAACAGAATGTCTACGCGAATGGTTGGCTGCTTAAAGATTTTGGGATGACGACGTTGTAGCTGATAGAGCCGACGACTTGTTGTCCAAAGCGTAACACCGACATAGCCCTGTTTCCTTGCATCTCGCTGCGACGCGAGATGAATCCAATACAGAGTTGCAACCTGTTTGGTCATGGGAGTGTGCCTCCTGTGGCTTCCGTTGGTCAGACAGCCGCTGCACGGCTGTTTGGCTAATCCACTTTACATCTAGCCAAAATGGGAGTAAAGAGGCATGCCTATTTCCTTTGCCAACATACCCGCAAATATCAAGGTCCCGTTATACTGGGTTGAAGTCGACCCATCGATGGCGGGCTTGCCGTCGATCAATCTCAAAGCGTTGGTGGTCGGCATCATGACAACCGACGGCGACGCCACTGCGGACGTGGCGCTGCCGATCGGCAGTCAAACGCAAGCCGACCAGCACTTCGGCGCGGGCTCGGAGCTCAGCCGGATGTTTCAGGCCTTCTACAAAAATAACTTCGCTAACGAGGTATGGGGACTACCTCTTGCGGAGCCGGTCGGTGCAAGTGCGGCGACTGGAACGATCACGATAACGGCGCCCGCGACGCAGGCGGGAACGATCCATCTCTATATTGCTGGCTCGCATGTGCCGGTTAACATCATGACAACCGACACGACGGACGACATCGCCACGGCAATCGCCGATGCGATCACTACCTACTACGACGATGGCAATCCGGCGTTGCCTGTCAGTGCGGTGGCGGCGACCGGCACGGTCACGCTGACGGCGCTTTGGAAGGGCGTCAACGGCAACGAGATCACGGTGCAAATGAACTACTACGGGCGGATCGGCTCCGAGTGGACGCCGCCTGGCCTGATGATCACGCTGCCTGCGACTGGCCTGCTTACTGGCGGTGTCGGCACGCCAGACTTCGCAGTCTCGATCTCGAACATCCAAAAAGAAAACTTCGAATATGTGGCGTTGCCATACAACGACACCAACTCTTTGTTCGCTTGGGATCAAGAGTATGGGTTCACCGATCAGGGCCGCTGGGGTTGGCAACGCCAACAGTTCGGCCATGTCTTCAGCGCCAAGCGTGGCACCTATGCCGCGTTGTTAACATTCGGCGACACGCTCAATAGTGGCGTTGAATCGATCATGGCGTTTGAGCAGACATGTCCGACGCCGATGTTCGAGGTCTGTGCGGCGTACGCGGCGAAAGCACAGCGGGCTTTGATCAACGATCCAGCTCGTCCGCTGCAGACGCTGGCGCTCAACAACGTCAAGGCGGCACCGCTGCAGGATCGTTTCGACTTCGTCGAGGTCAACAGTCTGGCCAGCAATGGTCTGGCGATTCAAGAAGTCGGCAGTGATGGCCAGCCGATGATCTTGCGCGAGCAAACAACGTATCAGCTCAACCTGTACGGTCAGAGCGACGATGCGTATGAGCTCGTGACGACGCTGGCAACATTGGCCAAGCTTCTGAGAAATCAGCGTCATGCGATCACCTCGAAATTCCCGCGCAGCAAGCTTGCCGATGACGGCACCAAGTTTGGGCCGGGGCAGGCAATCGTGACGCCGGGGATCATCAAGTCTGAGCTGGTGAATGAATACCAGCTCGACATGTGGAATGGTTTGGTCGAGAATCTTCGGGCATTCAAATCCCATCTTATCGTCGAGCGTGACCCCAACGACCCCAACCGGGTCAACGTTCTGTATCCGCCAGACTTGATCAATCAGCTGCGTATCTTTGCTGTGCTGGCGCAGTTTCGACTCCAGTACGATCGCGGCATTGATACGGAAATCATCGGTCAATCTCCGCCGCCCTTCCAGGCATCGTCTGGCGCGCCGGCCGGCTAATGCGTTACTGGCCGCTCTCCGCGGCCTGATTTCTTCACTCACATCAACATCAGGAGTCGACCATGGCCCAGCGTATCGCCGGCATAGCCTTTTTAACCGTGGACGGCATTCAGTTGTCGCTTCGCGGCAACTTCACTGTGTCACCAAGCGCCGTCGAGCGCACGATGCTCGCTGGCCAGGATGGAGTTCATGGGTATCAGGAGCTTCCTCGTGTACCGTACATCGAGGGAGATCTTTCGACGGTGCCCGGTTTGTTGCTCGAAGATCTCGAATCGGAAACCGACGTCACTGTCGTTGCACAGCTCGCAAATGGGATGCAGTACACGTTGACTGGCGGCACATGTAAGGCGGGCTTTGAGAACAACACGCGTGACGGCCAGGTGCGCGTGCGATGGGAGGGCCTGGCCTGTCAGGAACTGTCTATCATTTAGGGTAAGCTCATGAATGAACAAATAGTAAGACCTGCGTTTAGGGAGGGCTTTGTTGAAGCAACGCCGCAAGCATCGTCCGAGCCTCAACGGGCGCCGCTTCCGCAGCCGATGCAGCCGCCGCAGCAGCAAGAGGCTGAAAAGCCGTTAAAAGCTTCGCCGCCTCCGCACATGGAAGATCCGCCGGCACCGGAGGCGCCGGAATTCCTCAAAGAGAAATGGCCGATCGCCGTTAGGCTGCTGCACAAGCATATCTCCAACAACGACGGCGTAACGGTCGATCAGCTATTGTTCCGGCAGCCACGCGGCGGCGATATCAATCGCTACGGCAATCCATGCCGCATCAATCAAGAAGGCGACGTCGTCATCGATGAAAGAAAAATGCACTACGTCATGTCGGCGTTGTGCGGCGTGCTGCCTCCGCTGCTCGAACAGATGGATCCGCGCGACTGGAATTCGTGCGCATACCGGTTACGCGATTTTTTTCTCCCGGACTTGCGGGCGTGGGTGTAAGCAGCGCCGCAGAGGAAATGATCCTCGACTGCTACAGACTCGCCGAGCACTATCACCAGCATCCCGAAGTGTTTTTGAATATGGACCTTATGGATGTGCGGCTTCATGCCATGCGCACGGCGCAGCTAATCGAGAAGCGCCGCGCAATGCAGGGTGGCGATTGACATGCCGGCAGAGTTTGAAGAACTCAAACTGCAAGTCACATTCGATGACCAGGCGACGCCTGGTCTGCTAGCGATCAAGCGTGCCCTGGATGAGTTGAAGCGTGGCGACAGCGTCCAGGCAATCAAGCGTCAGCATGAGAGCTTTGCTGCGTCTCTTACAAAAACCGGCCTCGAAGCGTTGGGCGTTGCGAAGGCCTTTGACCTGCTATCAGGACGCATGAGATCTACGCCTGAGCGCATGTCGCAGGCATCGCGTGAGGGGGTCGAGCTCACGCGGCGTATGGCCGAGTTTGGTGAAGGAATTGATCAGCAAGGTCGCCAGGCGCGGGAGCTTGGCACCAGCTACGCGCGTTTTAATAATGCCGTCTTTGAAATGGGCAAGGCTGGGATCGAGGGCCAGAAAGCCGCCTCGATCATCGCCGGCGTGCTGCGGGCGCAGACTGACGCCAGAGTGCAAAACTTCGATACGATGTTCACGCAGCTCGGGCAGCGGCTGAAGCGTTTCGATTTGGCCAATCAGCTACAGCAACAGTTGCGCGAAGCGAAGTTCGGTGAAGTGCCGGGCGGCAACGTCATTCTGAAATTTATCAATGAGACGTTGCCTGCAGAAATCCGGCGACGGAATAAAGATCAAGACAAGGGCTATATTGATGAGCAGATCGCCGCGGCCAAGCGGGTGACGCTAGAGACGCTGGGCATTAAGCAGGACTTTCAGCACGCGAAAAGCATGGAGGAGCTTACTAAGGAGCGTGAAGACACGCTTAATGCGCAACAGCAGCGGATCAGCGAAGTCATCGATAAATGGAACGAAACGAAAGCAAATCTGGAGCAGATCAAACAGCAAGCCATTGGAGTAGCGCTGGAGCATACCGGTAAGATGGCTGAGAACGCAGCCGTGCTCAGCAGCAACGTGTTGGAGATTGTCAAAAGATTTGAATCCGGGACCGCCGGCAAAAGCATTTTCGATTATTTCAAGCCGCCAGAATGGATGTTCAAACTGATTGACGCGCTGAAGCCATACGAGGCTGCTGCGCCTCGTGCGGCTCCTCAGCAGTTTATGGGCGGCGGAGCGAGCTCGGGTGCAGCAGCACCGAGGCCAACGCGATCGCCGGGGGCGGATAGATATTCAGGCTTTCGGCCGTCGACCAACATTGAGGACCATCGCCGGGCCAATCAGAATAACAGCACGGCCGAGACGGAAAATACGAGGCAGATAAAACAGCTCAATGACCAGGTCTATCAGCTGATACATCGGCCCGAGACCGGCGGCGGCCTCGGCGGCACTGGACCAGGCGGAGCGCCAGGCGGCGGGTTGATTGGCCGAGCTCTTGGCGGAGGCGGCGGTACGCCTGGCACACCTGGCGGCGGCGGAGGATCGCGAACGCCTGGTGTCAGTGGACGTCCGTCCGGCGGCGGGACGCGTCCATCTGGCGGCGGCGGAGGTGGAGGTGGAGGCGGAGGCGGAGGCGGCCGACGGGGCGGTGGAGGTGGTCGAGGTGATAGAAATACTCCTGAGGCGTTACCGGCTCCGGTTGCGGGTAGCCCGCTAACTAAAGAAGGCATGGCGGTTCTTGATACCGTCGCCACGCGTGAGGCCGAGCCTGCTTTT